TTTTGCTTGTTATGAAGCTTGGAAAAGACGGTAAACCAATAAAATCGGACAAATCAGGACATGCCAGAAGTTTGCCTCATAACCACCGCTGTTGCATTAGGTAAAGCGTACCCTTACTTCTCGTACTTCCCCGTGGCTGGGAGCTTGTGCTTGCTACGAGAGTGCTTTCTTGTTGCTATCTAAGTATATCATACTTTTTTAGGAAATGCAAAAGGGACCCAGTAGCAAGCACGTTACTGAGTCCCCATATGTCCATGACAACACCACTAGGTAAAAACCTAGTACATCTATTATATCAGATTTTATAAATTACTTTGAGTGCTGAGCTAGCCATTTCAGCAAGTAAATATGCCTGTTCCATAATCTGATTTCCAGCCTCTACAGTTTCACTCATAAATGATTGATAAGGCTGTGGATCAACTGGCTCCCAACCATCTGATGGATCTGCTTGGGCATTCTTCTCAAATTTAGGTATAAATGTGTCAGCTAATACAGTTGCCTGACCTTCATTTACAATCATTCCCTCCATGACAGCTATTGCTTCATTTAGAGCAGATTCTATAATGCCATATGGATCCATTACAATTCACCCTGGAATTTTGTAGCCTTCATTCTGTAGCTTTCAATGTTATTAAAAGCATTTAGAACTGGTTCTAGACCAACAATAAGCCAGGATGTATCGTCAAGAATAAGATTATTCTCTGAATCTTTTATGTCCTTAATCACTGAATTAATTGGAATTGGCTGTTCGCAACGAATTCCCATTCTACCGCTGATATCAAGACCAGCAGTAATTGGAACGGTACCAACAAAGTAATACTTAGTTACTTCAGTGCTTCCAATGTTTTCAACAACAGACTTATAAAAATCACCAGAATACTTGTGTCTAGTATATGCCATTGGCTTCATTAGATGGTTCTCCAATCAGAACTATCAGTCAATTGTGACATTTTACCAGTTTTAATTGATCTTGAACGCATAAAAGTCAATTTTGCACAAATCATTACTGCCATTGGTGCAATGAAAGGAGAAATTGAATCCCCTTGCTTGAATGAAGTATAAGCGTCATTCTGACCAGTTGTAGAAACTGCCATTTGTTCAAAAACAATATCTTCATTGTTCAACATATATGCAGCTTGATATGCTACTGCACGTTTCAACACTTCTATGTCTTTTGTATTTGTGACTTCCGCCTCAAATTTACCAACATAGGCTTCAATTGCATACTGTGCACGTTGAACTAGATCAGCCTTTACGATCTTTCCAGTAATTGTTTTTACTTCAGTTATATTAGCAAACATTTCTTCTCCTTTCCTATTCTACCAACCATTGTAGTCCAAGCCATGTCATTGACAAGACTGGGATTTCTTGTGTTTCATATATTTCTTCTGATTCCGTTGGATATAGATCAGATTCATAATCTTTATTTCCTCTAACAGATTCTGCCAGAATAATACCATTTGATGAGTTTGTTGGTGCCTGAATAAGAGGTCCACCACCACCATTTGTAGGTATTACCTGACCGTAAGAAGTAACATCCTTAACATTAACTCTCTTTGGTGCTCTGTTTAGTCTACTTGTAGAGTATTGCCAAGCCCTAGTTGACAATGTTTCTCCAACAGTATTTTCTGGTACAACCTGAATAACTGCCTTATTGTATTCTTCACGACTCATTGTTAGAGAATCTTCAACACAGTTTACAAAGATTTTTCCATTAATTGGATAATTGCCAAGTAGCTGTCCATTATGTACAACAATGGTTGTTACATAATCATCATATTCATTATTTGCAATATTTTCACCGTGATAATGAGTATTTGCAAACTTTGTAACTGTTGTACCAGCTAAAACATTTTGTGGAGCAACAGCATAAATTGGCTTAGTGCTACGACTATTTTCTCTATTTCCTGGCAAGGCATCATTATCAGTTGATGCTCTTAGTGTCAATGAAGGAATTAAGAATTCGTTTCCTTCTTGTAGACCAAATTGACGATATGAGTATTTTGCGTGGTACTCTTCATAATCGTATGTATTTTCTGGAAGATAGTTAATAAATTCAGTAAGAACCCATGTTTCTTTATCTGTCAATCCAGTAACTGGAGTTGATAAATGGTACATATTTTGTCTGTGAGTATCAAAATATCTTTCAGCTGGTTCATTAAACTGGAATGGATTAACTACTGCAGATCTGCCATCAGATGTTTCAACTTCCTGATCAATTGGCTCAAAGGATTTTGCAATTCCTAGATCTTCTGCAAGTTTTGGACTTGACACAAATAGACTTGCACCATTTGAAGCAGCTATTTTTAATGACTCTATAAAAGCATTATAAAGATTAAGAACATCTAGCTTGTTTTCATTTGGAAAATGTCCAAAAATATCATCATTTGATTCAGGATAATTCATGAAAACAATTGCATCATAAATTGAAAGATTAATATCTTCCTGAAGATTAATAAGTCTATCTTCACCATGGATATTTTTCCATCTTCCAATTATTACTGGTGCAACTGGCATCAATTGTGGATCATTTATATTTACCATATCCCATCTTTGTGGGTCTACAATTGATTCGAATGATTTTTCAAGCTTCCAATATGTTCCAGCATTTTCACCCTCAGTAACATAAACCATATTGACAAGATCATTATTAATCAATGAATCATTTGTTCTTGTAAGAGCATTATCAATACCGTTCCAAATCCAGATACCATTCTGAGATGTGTCAATTTGTCCAGTAAGGAGCACTCTATCACCGTTATTCGGAATGATATTACTGTATGCTATATCTGTTCTAGGTCCAACATACTGCGTATTGCCGTATCTATTTTCCAGTGTTGTGCCCCCAACGCTATCCCATATTGTTTTATTTTTAGGATTTAGCTGAGATGCTGAATGTGAACCTACAGCAAGTCCAAATTTTGCCTCTTGTGTATTTGAGAATAAAATTTTACCTGGCCCAAGAACCAAAACATTATCTGTAAATGCTATTCTAACATTTTCTAGAATATTGACAGTTTTCTTAATTGTTTTGTCAAAATTGAACAATTCTGTTCTGCTATTAAGCACTTTATTAACAACGCTATATGTTTCACACTGATAAGTTGAATCTAGCTCTAATCCAAACTTTCCATTATCTAAAAGATTATCCCAATATAGCTTTAATACCTTTTTAGAATTAGTTGTAACTTGTGGATCAACCATTTCTGCAGATACAGTCATTGTTGAAGATTTTCTAGAAGTTCTGTATGAACCATTCCATAGACTGCATCTCTTCTGAATCTCGTACTTATCCAAAGAGTGGTTGACTCCGTGTGCGAATGTGTGAATTGCACCAGAAAACATCATTTCTTTATTTTTTGCATTATTTACAGCAAGTCTAAAGATGTAAGGACCATTCAATATTTCGTCAAGACCTACGATCTTATTTGCCCAATTTCCAATAGTAAAAGATGGAGATAAGTCTGGTCTTTGACCATCAACATCTGAATCAACTGGGTGATAATCTACGCTATCTTCTATAGAAATATCGTCTTTGATGTTGATAATTGCATCTTTAATATTTGTAAATAGCCATTTTACAACTGGGTAAAAGATTTGGTAATCATTTACCTTTTCATCAAATCTTTTATCTAGTTTAGCATCAGTCCAGATTTCTACAAACTTCTTATTAAACTTTTCGCCATGTGTCTTGATTTGTCCAGGTCTACCAAAGTTAATTACAATGTGGTGCCAATTTCCATCTGCCACATTTTGATTACCAACAAAAGAGAAGTTTACGTTGTCTCTATTGTAGTCATCGTAATATTCAACAAAAACTTTTCCATTTTTTAGACCAATGTTTAGGTTGACCAAAGCACCATCAAAATTTTGTGCAGCAGTATAATTTGGATAATCATCACCAATTACCTGATCAGCTATTGCTGTATTGTTTCTATATAGTTCTGTTGTTGTTGTACCGTTTTCTGTTGAGCCACCAAAAATCCAAAATATTGCATTTAGATCATCAGCATCAATTTCAGATGTACCAGAAGCAACAATACAGTTTTGTTTATTAGTTTTAATTGAAAACTCTACATATCCAGATCTAAAGAAATCCACATAGTTTGCTTTTTTATATGTTGAAGCAGCTGCATCTGTAAATCCAATAGTGTTTTGATTGAAAACAAAAACACCTTCTTCATTAGTTACTGAATAATCAAAATCATTCCAGCTTTCAAATCCTGCATAGTTGCTGATTGATGGGTATGCATCTGTAATAAATTCAGCACCACCACCTGGCTGACCATATGATAGCCTGTCTGTGCCATAGCCCTCTGGGCTTAGGTTGTAAAATGGGTAACCATAGGATGCCAATGTAGGATCATTTTGATACCAAACATCCCTGGATTCAGATGGGGACTTGCTTGGGAGCAATTTAAATGACATGTCGTAAACATATCTATTTTTTGCAGACCACAAAGATTGATTTTCATAAGTATCAAGCTGAAAGAATGTGTTCTTGCCTTCTTGACCCTTTAAATTTTTATACTTCTTTTCAATCATTATCTAATCTCCCTCGTTGGTAGTATTGAACCACTATCTGTGCTTCTTAGCCATGAAGCCCACTTACTTAATGTGTAGAAATAGCTTGTATTTACCTTCTGTGCACTGAATCCACTACCAACGATTAGGTCTGTAGTTATGTAGATTCCCTCATATGGACGATCTAGCAATTCTACCGTTGCAACCATTGGACCACCAGGGATGGTGATTCGTACACCAGCACTATTAAATATTGCAGTTGCTACCATTATATCAGCGATTATGTTTGCTGGCCATGAGACAGCAGCAGACTCCATTACAGCAGATGCTGTCAGTGCTGTTGCATTAATTGAAATATTTCTGATTACTGAAACAAAGGCATCAATTGGTCCAGCTTCAGCCAATGCCCAGTCAGCATCATAGTCTACAGATGTGCTAATTGCAGGAGTAGTTAATAATGCTGATGCTGTCATAACTGTTGCAGGAATAACCTCATTTGTTTGACCAGGCATCATTCCATATAGATTTGATACTAATTCCTGAGAGGCAGAAGTTTTTGCCCAGATTATTTCATCAACGTAAATGATTGTGTTTGTTGGTACAACTGGCAAAGCGGTCGAACCAAATGGAGTAATCAAACATCCAACAGAAAGTCTTGGGTGGTTGTTTGCTTCATCATTGGCTGGAACAGAAACTGTACCATTAATTGTGGTTCCATTGTATGTTCCAAGCAAAACTTCCATAACGTCAATGCCATCAACAAATAGATTTACACGGTTATTTGATCCAGTGTGATCAAAAGCAACAACAATAAAGTGTCTCAATCCATCAAATAAATTGTAATTTAAAACGGTTGCCTGGTCAATGTATGATCCAGAACCATTATTGAACTGTAGGTGCAATTTGTTCTGGTACTGGTATAGAATTACATGCTGATTATCGTAATGTCCATTTAGGTTCCACAAAACTCTTAGTCCTGTAGAATTGTCTTCATCAGCCTTTCTAAACCAAAATGATGAGTGGTAATTGTTTAGACCAGTTCCCCAAGTATCATTGTATTCAGATTCCTTTAGGATTACTCCATCAGCAATGTATGATGTTCCAGCTGTTTTGGCAGACTTACCGTTAATGCCAAAATCGGGGTTGACGACTGTACCACCAACAACCACAGGAGCAACTGCATAATCATTATCTGAACCATAGTCAAGGAATGAGTTACTTCCATCAAAAGTTACATAACGATATGGATTTACATTTGCCATTACGTAGTTATAATATGTATCACTCAATGCAAATGCATTATTTGATTCAGCATATCCATTCAATGGTTGAGCAATTGCTGTGTTTCCATATTGTGTAGAAGATTGAACAATTGTCGCATTAGCAGTAAGCACATCTACTGTAATATCATTACTTACTCCAGCAATTGTTGTTGGATTAACTATTAATGCAGATGCAGTAGATACAGTAACTTCTGGAGCGGCATTTGAATTAATAATAAAATTATGTGTACCAGATTCAGCAAAAGCTGTTATTGGTAATGGGAAAATTGTTCTATCTGGAGAAAGAACATTTATAAATGAGTGGTGATCAATAATTGTACTATTAGATAGTGCAGATCCATATACAGCAAATTCATCAACATAATCTGCTGTACCAACATTATCTCCAGAACCGCCAGCAGCGAAATTATCCCACGTGCTTGATGTAAATAATGTTGGATCAAGTGTGTCAGTGGCTGAACCAGCAAAAGATCCGTTTAGATACCAAGATACAATAAGTTCATTGGTTCCAGATCCTGGTGCAACTCTTACTACATAGTGATTCCAGTCATTATTTTTGTATAATACAGAATTGTCTATATATGCTTCTGTTATATATTGAGTACCACCGTCATCTGGCCAATTTGGATTAGTTCTACTAATAAGTTTTGAGATTGTTACTCTTGACTTAAATATTGATATATTTCCAAATCCAGCAACGCCTTCAGATTCTCCCTTTGACCAAATTTCAATAGTAAAGTTTCTTGATGAAACCAAATTTGAAATATCAGATGATGCTGTTGGATATACTCTAAAATAGTTTGGGGCATTGTTATAGTTTCCAGTACCTGCCCAAGATAATCCAGCACCAACAAGTCCCATATCTCCACCAGAAGTTTGACCAGTAGACATTGTTGAGCCCTTTGTGTATGAAGCAATTGACATTGTTCCATAGTTAGCACCAGTTGGTGTATCAAAATTAAAGTAGTAAAGTGGATTAGACTGTTTAACCAATGCATAATAGCTTGGTGTTACATAAACTGAATGATTTCCTGATTCGGCAGTTGCAAACATTGGTGATCTAGCGACAAACGGCTGAAGAATTTCTGCTGATGCAATCATTTCTAAAGCACTAAAGCTTGTGTCTGATGATGTATCAATTTCTACATTGTTAATCATTTCAACAGCAGCATCTAGCGTTCCAGTAATTGTAATATTTACAAACTGTCCTGTTTGTGCCACGGCATTTCCCATGGATGCGTCAACAAGAATTGATGTTGTAACCTCTACGTGATCACCAGCTGTGACCGCAATTGTTGGCTCTGTTTGAAGAGCAGATGCCTCTAGCGGTAACGCAGATACAGAAATATTTGTTTGTGGGTTAATGCCCTGTTGGTAGATGTCTGCAATGTCTGTTCCTGTAATGTTGGCAGATGGTGCAGCAAACATGTTTGCAATTTCAATTGTTGTTAAATCAGATGCACCAGTTCCAGTTACTACTGCAGATGAATCGCCAAATTGAAAATAGTTTATACCGCTTGTAGTTTTTGCATAATAACCATTATAAATTTGTGTACCATCAATATAGTAATAAATATCTCCAGCACTACCTGTGTCAACAACACGAACTGAAAAAAAGTGCCACTGTTGGTCGTCAACACGAAATGAAGTTGTTCCACTTCCAGAAAGCGTTGTTGCAGCTTGAGCAATAACTGATAGCTTACCTTTATTAGCGTTGTTTGCAGCACCACCAGTAATGGATACTGAAAAATATCTTCCATAACCAGCAACCCAAAAAAGATTATATGATGAATCGTGAGCTAATGAAGATGTCATTGTAAAGTTTGTTTTAAACCAAAAACCAGCAGTATAATCGTGGTCTTGAAATTGTGTTAATGTACCTGATGGAATTCTAACCTGAGTTGGTGTAGTATCTGTACCACCATTGGTCATATTTAAAATCCATGAGCCTTCTCCATCAATACCGCCAGTTGAATTTAGTATTGGTGCCTCATTGCTAATTGTCCATGCTACGTTTCCAACAGAGCCAAGATTGGTAGGAGTAGTTGACCATGCCTGGTTTGCTTTATAGTAATACTGTGGGTTTAAGCTTAAAATTTTGTCTGATAATGCACTCATAATAAAAAAAGACTACGCCAATACAGGCGTAGCCATTCCTCCTACCAAATTAAAGTCTGGGTTAATTGCATTGAGGCTATGGCCGTTAATGCTAAGTGGTGCTGGAGTGAAGCAAGACCAAGACGAGATTACTAAACTTGTGCCTGTATTAATTTCAGTTTTAACACAAGCAATCTCAATCATTTCAGCCTTTAGGCTGACTGAAAGTGGTCCTGCTTCAACTCCAACGTTCATTATGCTACTGTGATCCTTACGATACCTGTAGCGTCCCAAGTAATGGTGAAGTTACCATTGCTTGAAGACTGGTCTGAACCAAAGTCAACATAACCAATAAGTGGCTTAGTTGCGTTAGTTGCAGGTGATGCATCGTAAATAACTGCATAGCGAGCAGTAATTGTAGACGAAGACCATGTTACGTCATCAGCGTCAAGTGTAATAACATTTGTTGCTGAGTTGTATGAGTTGGTCTTGTTTGCGAGGGTAGCTCCACCAGCGGTGTAGCCAGTTCCAGTAACTTCGTATGCTACAACATCATCAAGATAGTTGTTTGCATCCTGGTCTGGAGTGTATGCGTTGGTGAGAAGAGCCACCTTAATGGTGTCTGTATCCCAGTCAATCTCTTTGTTTAGTGCCTGTGATAGGAACTGTCCGTATAGTTTGCTAGCCATTCTCTATCTCCCCTTACGCTACTGTCTTCTCAACGATTGCGAAAGCATCAGCATCAGCAACAGCGAATGCACGACGGATACGAGTCTTAAGAAGAACTCCATCAGTGTCAAACTGTGCGTCACGTGATACAACAGACTCTACGCCTGAACGAACACCGTTGATCATCATGTTACGATTACCAACAATAAGTAGTGGGTTACCAGTAGGTGCGTCAGTTGCAGCAGCAGAAGTAGCAGCACCGTATGAAACAACTAGTGGGTAACCAAATAGGCTTCCAGGAGTTGCTGCAATTGGGTTAGGAAGAACTAGCTGACCAGTTCCATCTACCATTCCACGAAGAGCTGCAAGCATCTTAGGGTGTGCAATGAATACAGTGTTAGCTGCATCAAAGTACTGGCTGTCTTCTACGATACCAAGAGCAGCGTTGATGTCAGCGAATGACAAATCGCCAGCTGTGGCAATAAGGTTTGAACCAGCGTTGTGCTGTGATACTGCACGGTAAACAGAAGTGAACGGCTGACCGTCATCACCATCTGCAGCTGCAGTTACACCTAGACAAGCGTTGTCGAACTTACGTGCGAAACGGCTAGCCCATTCAGACTTGTAGACAGAAAGTGTGTCTACTAGTGAGTCGTTTACATCTTCCTCAGAAATGTGGAAAATCTTTGCATACTTCTTTGCTGTCAGTACGATCTCGTCAAGAGTAGCAGAAGCCTCTGGGATTGTTGCACCTTCGGCAACAACTTCTGGAGCATCTGCAACAAAGCGAGGAACTGACTTAGTGCGAGAAGCCATTGCTTCTCTACGAGCAAACGATTCTACAGCAGAGTTTGCAAGAAGTGCCTGAATTACAGACGATCCTTGCTCTTCTAGGATGTAGCCGTTTGCCTCTGTTAGGTCAATACGAGCCATTTTTTATCTCCTTAAGATAATTATTAGTTAATTAATGATGAATCGTCTAATTCACATGTTATTTCAGGCAAGCGTCCACCTGCAATGAAATCTATGTAAATTATATCATCATTTATTTAATTTTGCCCAAGATTTTTGCAGCCTGCATTTCACTTGCTGAGAATCTAGTGCTTACTGTTGCCTGGATGGCAGCATCAGCCTGACCACCAACACGAAGCTTTGGATCAAATACTTCTGGTAGGTCTTGCTTTAGTTCTTCAATCTGATCTTCAAATCCAATCAAATCAAAATTTTCATCAAGAGATAGATTTTCCATCTTTACGAACTTCATGACTCTTTGTGGGTCCTTAATTCCTTCAGATGCAATCTTTTGTGCAATCTTCTCCTGAATAAGTTTATTTGTATAAAGATTTATAGCCTGATCCTTGCTTGCAAGTGCAGATTCTAGAGATTCTTTCTCTTCCCTGAATTTCTTAGCATCATTCTTAGCACGGTCAAGGGCAGCAAGTACTGCCTTTGGATCTTCTATAATTGTTTCATTTTCCTGGATGTCATTTTCCATTAGTTGCCTCCTGTTTGTTCCATCATGACATTATTTGTATTGGTATTTTGAGATAAATCAGTCAGAGCATTCTCTGCAGCAACAATTCGCTGTGCGATTTCAAGGTCATACCCCATCTCAAGCAATACCTGTTCCAATGATACACCAACTACACGCTTCTTGACTGCAACTTCCCAAGCGTCTAGGCTGTCCATAGATTCTACTGACTGCCACTTAACCTGCACATCAGAATTGATTCCTTCTACCTTTAGAACAAATCTAAACATATCTCTCCATGTATTACCAAATGAAATCTGGCGATCTTCTACCTTCTTAAGTAGTGGAGATTCTGCTGTACGAAGTGCTTCACCAGATGGCACGTTGCCAGTCTTTTCAAAATAGTGAAGTGGTGTATTTGTAATTGAAGCCATTGAGCGTACAAAGTCCTTAACTGGCTCTGTAAACACCTTGTGATCAGCTGGTGAAAATTCGCCAACCTTGCTAACGCCCTTTAGGTACCAAAGCTCTCCTGGACCATTTCTTAGCTTGCCAAGATTATCAACTTCTGCTGCATCATCATCAAAGTCTTCAAATTCTGCTGAGTTTCCCCCACCTGAAAGTGCATATCTTTGAGGAGCACCTTGGTAGTCAACGGTAGTCATGTGAGTAACAATAAGCTTATTAATTGCATCCTGTGGACCAAACGCATCAGCGTGTTCTGGTCTACCGTATTGCTTTGCTGTTCTAAAGTGGAAGATTGGAACCTCTCCCCATGGATTGTCAATTGTTTCAACTAGCTTAAAGCTAGATGCAGACACAATGTTTTCAATTTCTCCAAATGCAGCATACTTTTCAATACGATCTGGGTAGTACATATTAAGTTTGGCAATCTTCTTGCCCTGGCTGTCTTCTGTTTGCCAAAGCTTTGCACCAAAACGCTTAATGCGAGGATTCTCGTCATCGTAGATAACTACTGTGTTTAGTGGTGAGTTGTAATCAATGGTTGGATTGCCATTTACGTCAGTCCAGACGATAGCATATGCGTTTCCATAGACTAGGGCACGGCGGTGGATTTCATCAGCATCCAATACTAGATCGTTTGTTTCCCAAATCTTGTTGATTTCTTGATTTGCTGCATCTGTTGTTCCAAAAATATTTGCAATCTCAAGACGATTAAGTACTGAGTCAACAACTGTTCTTGCAAAGTTAAATCTAAAGTCGCTACCTGCGTTTGTTAGTAGCTTGTACCATCTTTGGTTTGGGAATACCTCTGAGTTGGTACCTTCGTAGTATGCTTCTGCTGTAAGATAGTGATTTCTGCTATCTACGATTGCATCTATAGCCTTTTTAATATCAGACATATTATCTCCTTAAGTAATTTACCTGTTTTGCTTCTAGTTTCACTGCTTTATTGTCCAAAAAGTACAAAATGCCTGAAACTACAGCATCTAGCACGTCTTCGTGGCTTACCTTTGGGAAAGACCACATTTGCTCTTCTAGCACTGGGAAATGGGCTGTGTGCCTTACTTTACCCTGTTGATAGAAGTTCAAAGCCTTTCCTGCACGGATCTGCTTTGATAGGTGTTGAGACTTTGATCTATATTTGGCAGGTATATTCTTAAAAACATCCTTCCATAGGTCACCACCTTGGTTAACCTCAACATAAACCACTCCAACGCCAAATGTGTCTACTAGATAGGCTACCCTTTCAGCCATATCTGAAGGAGACATTTTGACCTGTTCTGCATGTCTGACATATACATTGGTTTTACCGTTTTCGTCAATGCCTTTTGACAAAACTGCAATTCCTGTATAGTCAGAAACCTTGTTTTTTGTTACTGCTGGGTCAATAGAGATAATGGTGTTTCCATAGTCTTCTATTTCTTCTATAATTATATCTTCATTTGTCCAGAATGTACCATCTGTATTGACTGGACGGTTCATGTAGTTCTTTGCAAAGTCACGAAGGTGTCTCTGGCTCTGAAGCCACTCTAGGGACCATTTCTCAGGCCATACAGACCTTTCTGTGCCATCATCGTTCTGCATGATAGCTGGATAATAGTGAGCCTTCACATTCTGCTCATCTACCCAATTAAGCTCAATGTCATCGTATCCTTCTGCCTTCTTGCGGAATTGGTCCATTACAGAGTTAGGCATAGTGGTGGTACCTACAAAGATCATACGTGCGTAGATATTCATAGGTGCGATATCATCAAATACTGTATTCTTCTGCTGTCCTGCCTGGTATTCAGAGTAATTCTTTTCACCCTTTTCAATATCGTCAAGAATAATTAGGTCTGGACGCTGTCCAAATACCTTTTTACCAAGCGAGTTGGTGTCAATACCATTAGCGTCAAAGATAAAGTCGTTAGATTGGATAATACGCCATGCATTGCTTGCCATAGCCCTTCCAGATGACGCTACAAGCTTAGGCTTGCATAGATCAGGATAGTCAGCTTGAAGCAATTCGTTGGATTCAAGTTCGTTTTTAAATGTCATCAAGTGAGTTTCGGCCTGGGATGCAGCATCTGAGAAAGCGGCGATAAACTTCACATGTCCATGACAGGCAGCCCACATTGGCAAAATAAGGAAGATCCAAGTAGATTTACCACATTCACGAGGAGCAATAAAGGCATCTCTATTTTCCTTTGGGTTCTTTGGCTTGCTAATCCATGATTTGCCATATTCTGCTAGGTCAACATGGAATTCAGACAATGTTATCTGTCCCTGAGCATTCATAAGGTGATGTGGCAAGTAAGTTAAGGCGAAAAGTAGAGGATCATACTTAGTTAGCTCTTTTCTACCCTCAGAAAATGTCAAAAGCTCAACTGGAACGTTCTCTAGCACCTCTTCTATCTTCATTACTGTCCCTTGTTTATGTGATCAATAAGCAATTTGTAAATCATGTCAATCTTTTTGTCCATTTCTTTTCTTATTATCTCAGCCTGAATCATTTGATTATTCATATCATCAAACTGCTTAGATAGGGAATTGACCTGGTCCTTGATTGAGCTACCCCCATTTGGTCTAAGCTCTTTTAGATATTCTTCTATTTTCTTGAATAACATTCTTATTCCTGCTACTAGTGCTGCACCTACTGCACCTATCATAGATACAATGGCTGCGATGATTTCTGGATTATTCATTATATCTCATACCCCATTTTGAATTTGCTGGAAATATTATTTTGAGACAGCAAAATTAGCAAATCAGAAACAATCTTAGTAGTGGGTACCCCCCTAGCCACAAAGCTTGACAAATTATCCAAATTGACATTGCCAAATAGTTTCATATTCGTTATCAAATTGTTATACATTGTTATCAATGCTTTCCTTTGTTTTCTCATTACGAGCTTTGGCTTCATTCAATAGATCTATAATAGCCAAATCAGTATTATCCTTATTTCTTTGTTCATTGATAGCAGTTGACTTACCTTCAATAAGATTAATAGTCTGAATAGCCTTATGTACAGCATTAGCCAATTTGTTTAATTCATCAGGATCTAGTGTACTTTCCATTAGTGTTTCAACACATCTATCTAATACTGTCTGTGCAGCTATTAGCTTTTCTTTGTCTGAATAGAATACCCTGAGATCTACCGCCATTTTTGCCAGGGTATCCATAGTTGGCAAATCTACATTTCTTTGCTCAAACCATTTCTTAGCTGTGTGATAGCTCTTAGGATATCCCAAATTGCGAATAGCTGGTCCAATACCCATTTCTTGAGCAATTTCAATAAAATTCTCAATTTGTTCTTCTGTGAATGCTGAATATCCCATTATTTGATACCTCCAATTTGGAAATTTGACATTACGGCGTACGTTTGGTAGGATCCAGGTATAAATAACATATTATAGATCTGTCCAAAATTCAGGTTCTTCATCATCTTCTGGTTCATCAAATAATCCTTCTATAATTCTACTCAAATTGTCATCTACCAACATCGTAATACCAATGTCTGTGTTAGATGTCTTATTCATAAAAGATATCACAAATGAGAGTTGTTTGTTCTTATACTCTAGATCTTTAGCATATGGGAATAGTAGCATTGTTATCTCAATTCCCTCCGAAAATCACCTAGTTTATACATCAATGTAATTATATCATACTTTATTCAAAAATGGAAAAAGGGGAAGGCTAAGAGGTGACCAAAAACCTTCCCCAACTCCTGAGCCCTATGGTGGGTATGAGAGACATCAGGCTCATACTCACTAGGCAACCAGTGAGATAATTAATTATATCACTTATTCTTTGCTTTAGCCTTCTTAGTCATGTTTGTCCAGCAAGGCTTGCAATAGCTCAAATGACCGTCAGGAGAACCTGATCTCTTACCAAATTGAGATATTGGCTTCTTATCCTTACATTTTGCACATGTCTTGCTATCTCTGTGGATTGTAGGACCATTTACCATACGCTCATCATACTTAACCTTATTCATGGCATTGAGGCATGACTTGCAGTATGTTTGTCTTCCATCAGACAGTTTTGATGACTTGTGGAAATCATCTACATGTTTTGATATATTACATTTAATACATAGCTTATTCATACTTAGATCTTTTCTACTTAAATACTCTTTGTTTGCCCTGGTTTTTTCAATGTGACATGACTTACAAAGTGTTTGAAGATTGCTAGCTCTATTGTTAGACTTGTTACCATCTATGTGGTCTACCTCAAGCGATCCTTTGTTTTCTGGCATGACATAGCAAACTTCACATTGATTCTTCTTAAATTTTCTAGCTTCAACAATGCATCTTTTACATGCAGTGCCAAATACCTGTTGACCCTTAGTATTTCTTCCTTTTGATAGAGTTGGATATTCCCCACACTCACACATTGTTCTTACTAATAATCCTGTTGTTGCCATTTCTTATTTCTCCTCTTATCATTCCAATTTCTTCTAAGATACCGTCGCAATGCTCTGTGCTTGCATCTAGAAAAACTGATCTACATTTTTCACACCAAAAGACTATTGTCTCTATATCTTCCACCCATTACTCCTTTGGTTATAAGTCTCCTTAAGACCTATAATAAGTATATCATATCTTTTTGATATATTATACATTTTTTATCTATTATTTATAACTTGTTTATTTTAGATATAGTTTTATCCCCCCCAGTGCCTAGGAACATGTTCCGCTGGTGAGTTTTTCTTCCTGATTCCGATATCAACCTCCCAGTCACACGTTGATACCCTTGGGGCTACATACCTATTATGTAGATCTTTAATTATTTTGCTTGTTATGAAGCTTGGAAAAGACGGTAAACCAATAAAATCGGACAAATCAGGACATGCCAGAAGTTTGCCTCATAACCACCGCTGTTGCATTAGGTAAAGCGTACCCTTACTTCTCGTACT